TTATTTACACTACAAAAAGAGGCCCCTACAGGGGGTTTTTTGCCGAGGTTACATAAAGGGACGACTGACGGTGGGAGGTTGGTCGGGGTTGAAACATCTTCGGGGGCCCTACTAAAGCCGGCTTCGCCGTATTCAAGATAGAATCCGTTTACTTTATACACCGAGTTTACTTACGGATACTATGGCGACCGCAAAGACTGGCTCCTTTTACCTGACCGAAACCGTAGAATTGGCTGCTGCAGCTGCAGATGGCAATCGTGTTCAAGGCACAGTAGATTTAGGAGCGTATGTAAATGTCCCCACCGGTCAATGCATCGCAATCGATTCAGTAGACTTCATCTATCAAGGTGGTACAACTTACTCTGGTTCTGTGGATGGCTTTGTTGCTGGCAATGGTGCACTGACTGTTCAACTCATGGATTTGAATCCAAATACTCTCTTTTCCAGAGCGGACGATCAGAGCCTAGTAGCAAGTGGCTCACTAAACATCGATAAGACGAACAACATCGCTTCTCACATGTCGGACCTTTATCCTGATAACTTCGGTCCTACTGCACTCTCTGAGGCTTTCATGGTAGTCAATGACTCTCTGTATCTGGTTGGTGGCGTCGATGGTGCTGCTGTTGGTGGTTCTGCTGTATCGATTACTGCTAGGATCCGTTGCCGAGTTGTTAAACTCAGCACAAAAGACTGGATGGCCATAGCGATTCAGAGTACCGCTTCCGACAACTGAGGCGGTTTAATGGGTGAATGGCAAGACGACTATTTGCAAGGGTTCTCTGATGGCTATCATGCTGCAGTGGAACGCAATAACTTCAATCCTGAAGCGTTTAACAAATACTTACCTCCGGGCGTTACACCAATTAGAGTAACCAAAAAAACAAAAGTTGCACCAGAGAAAAAAAAGCGAAAGGCATCTGCATATAGCAAACGCTACGGTGCAGCATACAAGAGTCTCAAAGCAAAGCATCCAAGGATGTCCTTCGGGGCACTCTCTAAGAAGGCACACAAACAAGCGAGGCGTAAGTGATGGCAGAAGATTCAACAGGCGCACTAACTGGTCCTAGATTGCTAGTTAAGGAATTCCAGAATTATAATTGGGAGCAAGCAGTAAGCCCAGCACCTTGGGACGATCCGGGTGCATCAATGAACAACTGGGTACAAGCAGGTGGGGTTCAAGGTTGGATATCTTCTGAAACTTACTTCGACCTTAGTGGTTACAATCGTGATGACTTGACTACCTTTCCTTCTTCCATCTCTATACAAGAGTCTGGTTCCTTTAGAATCGTCGAGGATACAGCAAGCGTTAGAACTGGCGCAATAGTATTGGATATGATTACCGAAGAACGCTTTGATGGTACTCATGCACAGAAGTTCTACGACATAGTGACAAATATGTGGTACAATGAAACCGCTCCCGGCTTTAGTTTAGGACCATTGGAGTTCCAACAAATCATTTACGGACGCATGAGAATGTTTGGACATGATACAACCGTCTGGACAACTACGCAAGGCAATCTAACTTTACTCAATGAAACACAATTCGGATCAGGTTCTCCAACCACTGCATCGAAGTTGTGGTGTACTCGTATAGTAATCCCTCTTGGCCAGTTCGTCATCACACCTGCAACCTTCATCATCGTTCCAGCATCGCGATATATTATGTCAGCTACAATAGGTAAGGAAAGTGACCTCACCTTCTTGATGCGACAGAAGCGTTCGTATGAATTGGGGACGGCTGATTGAATGATTCGCTGGTCCTTTTGGGTCGATGCGTGGGAACATCCTTTCAATACTTGGAATAGATTCTATTCTGTGCTGATCCCTTTGGCATCGGTAGAACCCGGTCTTGTTGAAATTGATCCACTTCCACCCAAAGAACATGTAGATTATGGACCATGGAAAGGACCGCCACCGGGGCCAATAAAGCCGGGCACTCCTAAAGTAGTAATCGATTGGGAAGCCCAAAGACTTGCGGCAGAAGGAACAGCCGAGTATTGGTGGCTCGATCCCCGGTTTGCGGAGAAGTATGCCGGTAGAGGTGCTCAGGAAGGCGAGAGGCCAGATGATAGAGAACACGATAGGCCGCAAGAATACAGAGGTGGAGAACCTGAAGAAGAGCGATATTGGGCGATCGGCCCATACACGGATGAAACAGTCCCTCAGCAAGTAAAATATGTTTAGATTCGCTTGTGCATTAACTCTGCCATCTCTTTGTACGCTTCCGCCATCGAGGCGACTTCGCCAATCAATAATTCCATTAGTTCTAACATCTGTTGTTCAAAGTAATCACTCATGTTCTCACCTGCTTTTCATGTATACATGATTCTTCTGCTTCTGGCAATATTTCGACATAGTAGAAGTTCTGCAATTTCCTGTAATGCGCAGCTTTCCAATTCCATTTCCCGCTTGCATCTTTGAATCTCCAATAGAGTTTCATTCTTCCACCTCGTCATTAATGATTTTATGAAAACAATCCCTACAGGGCACTTGATTGATCATGACATAATGACAACTCCAGGTCGAAGGGACCTGGAATGATTCTTTACACAAGAAACATTGGGCTGTAATCATTCTTCCACCTTTCCATGGTGTTCTGTATATTTATGATCTAATACTTGGGCTTGCCATAGTTGAATAGCAGCGGAAACCCTTGAACTCTTGAGCCCCTTCTCCCAATTTCGGTATATCTGATACGCTTTGTCGTTCATGCTTATCGTGACTATCGGCATATTCTACTCCAAAAGGTCCTTCTTTATAGTGTTTATTATTATTTACACTACAAAAAGAGGCCCCTACAGGGGGTTTTTTGCCGAGGTTACATAAAGGGACGACTGACGGTGGGAGGTTGGTCGGGGTTGAAACA